CGAGCCAATGCTTTGGTGTAACGAGCTGACAAAGAGTCATACAAGTTATCTTCCACAGCTTCTTCAGTGATGGAGAAGCCAAGAGCGATGGTTTCGTGGTTATAGCGAGTTGTCCATGCCTCTTGTGCATTGTCATAAGCGATGGCAGAGCCCTCGTTCTTAACAGGTGCAGCAGAGAAGCCAGACAGCTTTGTCTCTTCTTCGAAGGAACGCTCAGAGGTCTCTGTTTCGTAGAGTTCTTTGTGCTCTTCGCCGTAGCGTGCGTACTCCATACCGAACAATGCGTTCAGGCCGGGGAGGAGTTCCTTAAGTAGTTGTGCGCGTGAAATTGCCATTTTAAGTTACTCCTTAAGCAATGCTGGTACCAGCATAGTACTGATGCTGACCAAAGTTGATCTTGACCAGAATTTCTGGGTACTGCATCAACACAATAGTAGTGTTCAATGTAGCAACAGGAGCTTGGTTCAAAATAAACGATGTAGCACCGGCAGATGCGGCGGTGTCGACGAAAGAACCCGAAGAAACATAGTTTCCAGAAGAGTCCAACGAGCCAACGTCTGTACCAACGGGTAACGCAAACGGCAGAGCCGAGCAAGTTACAGTAGCGGTAGAAATGCTGGTGTAAGTCACAGTTCCAAGTGAAACAGCCGTATCAGGCACCAAACCAAGCACGCGAACGGGCAAGGATGATGTAGTAGCGGGAGTATCGCTAGGTGCAAGAATGGCGTTCTTAGAATTGCCAGTTGTAGTGCTACCTGTGTTGTTAATCATGGCCAAGTTTTGACCAATCATAGCGCGAGCGCCAGAAGCAACAGCGGTAGTAGCAGAACAAACAACACCCTTGAACACTTGGTCAGGGTCGTCAGCAACAATAGCTACTGCATCACCAGCCGCAGTTGATGCGGGCCAGTATTGCGAGAAAGTTAACTGTTTAGTGACGGGGTTTGTGTAACGGCATCCCAAGAAGATACCTGTTTGATTGCCTGCTGTGCCAGTAGACACAGACAGACGCACGATTTCACCACGAGACAATCCTACGTAATCACCGTAGAAAATGTTCGTGCTGTAACCGTTAGTGATCGGGTAATCACGAGTAGAACCCGCAAATACCTGACCTCCGATCAGATTGATCGGTTTTAGCCCGTAAGGGGCATCAACAACCGGATAAGCCATAAAAGACTCCTATATTTAAGTACCAGAACCGAAAGTGACCTTGGTTCTCTTCTCTGAGAAAAGAGGCATCCTAGGATCATTTTCACGAAGGAAATTATTGTCTACTGAATCCACCTGAGACTTGTTTAGGTTCTCGTAGTACTTGGCTCGTTGAGCCATGAACTCGGTTGGAATACGGCAGAGCAATAAACCGCCCACTTCAATGTTGCCTTTAAAGCGACCTTCAGTGGAAGCGTGCATCATGAGCTCGGGATATTCTTCACCTTTGCAGGGTTCGTATCCTTCGCGTAACTTCGAAGAGATATTGCTTGGATCGGCAGTACCAAGAGTGCTGATACGCACGTACCTATGAGTCCAACCGGGACGGTCGTCAGGCATAGGCAGTGTTTCAGGCGGACGCCACGCTTCGGGGCGTTGCATTACCTGTCGTGTATCTGCTTCACGTGGTGCGCGATTTTGTGTCTTTCCAGACGATAAAACTTGATCCATTTTTTAACCTCTTTTAAGTTGAGCAACCTGTTTAGCGTATTCTTCCAAAGGAACCCCAAGACGGCGAGCGATCGCTGCTTCTGATGCCTTCAGCCTAATACGATTAGGCGGTGTGCTACGTGAGGCCGGAGCCACAACAGTAGCGGGTTTTGTTGCACGGCGCGGAGGTTCTTCCTCGTAAGCCGGTTCTGATACCTTTTTCGAAGGAGTATCATCTTCATAGCTCTGAGCACCGTCATAGTACTCAGGAAATCGTCGACGCATTGTAGCGTCTACTCGTTTGTAGTATTCATCAGAACCCACAAAGTTAGCACCGTGTTCCTTAGCCAGCTTTTGATGCAACCCAAGGGCGGAAGCTGTCATTTCAGGATCAGTGCCAAACCAAGTGTTTTTCTGCATCCAACTTTCATCTCGTT